GCGCACACGGATTTTAACGAAGTCGCTGTCTTCCCCGTAGTCATCAACCCATTTCTGCAACTGCTGTTTGTTAGTGCCTTCCACCGTCCGGCTGTCAATCTGCGCAGTTTTCCAGCGGTGTTTATATTTGCGGAAACATTCGCGAAAACGCCCGGTGTTACGTGTAGGGTTTCCGAACGCCACCCAGATAATCTCAGTGTCTTCGTCCGTAAGCGCACCCTCAGCAACTTCCCACACCAGATCCGCAATGTTCGACGCTTCATCGAATACCACGATGATGCGTTTGCGCTCGTTGTGTAGTCCGGCGAATGCCTCAGTGTTGTGCTCAGACCAGGGTATTGCGTCAGCCCGCCACCGCTTGTCGTGCCCAGGGTCATTGCTGTACATCGCGGTAGCGGTACAGGTAAACCAGTCTTTCGTGATAGCAAGGTTCGACCACTTGATAATTTCCGGCCAGGTCTTCGTTCGTAGCTGGTTGTCGGTGTTGGCGGTCACCACGACCTTACAATCCTCGCAAGTGGACATGCCCCAGTTGATCAGCATTGAGATGAATGCGGATTTACCAATACCGTGACCAGAAGCGCGTGCCAACATAAGCGGCTGATAGCGCGTCTCTGGATTCTGCAGGTGATCACGTATCTCTCGGAACGCATCAGCCTGCCACTGACGTGGGCCGGTAGCATGTGCCAGTTCAGTCCCCTCTTCCCCCCACGGGAACGCATAGAGGGCATAGCCAAGCGGATCGTGAGTGAACCCTGCAATATCCTCGATTAACTGCTCTTCAGGAGATAACGCTGTATCTGTCACTGATTACCATCCTGACGTTCTTTGAGTCGCTTCCTGGCTGCTGCTATGCGATCAGCAATTGTCACATTCACATTAACATCCAGGCGTTCTTTGAATGCGTTGACGTCGACGTGCTTACCAATCAGTTCGAGGTTCTTCACCTTGTCAGGCCATTTAATTTTTTTGAGGATTGTCTCTATCGAATCCTCGTTCATGTTCATGATGGTCGATGACAGATCAAAGCCGCTAAGCGTAGTGCGCCAGATTTTCGGCCACTCGCGGATTGGCTTAAGGCTCCCATCGTCGTTGAGGATGTCGATCACGTCCATCTGGTCGATCTCCACCAGGCGCATGAGAACGTAATCAGCACTGACGCGCATTCGTTTGTTGCGCTCCTCCATCAACTCGGCAATCCGTTTCTGAATGCGTTCATCGCGCATCATGACACTGGCTTTAACTGCCGCTGTATTTGGGGAGAATCCTGCGTTAATCGCAGCCTGAGTCTGATTTTCAGGCGTTTTGATGTATGACTGGCAATAAGCCTCCTGCATTGCTGTTAGTGGCTTAAATTGCGTTGATTTGCGTTTATAGGTTTTAGGTTCAGCAGGCATCATAACCACCGTGGTAATAGTTACCGTTGTGGTAATAGTACCATGCAAAATAAAGCCGCCATAGTTGGCGGCAGTATTCAAAGTCCATCAAATTCATCGTAAAAACTCTCGTCAAGATACCCTTTCCATTTACCGCGAATGAAAATTACATCCTCGCCGCAAGGGTGCTGACTGTCGATAACTATATCCCTCCTGGCGCAACCATACTTATGCATGAGAAATTTAACCTCTTTCGGAAAATTAGCTGAGTTATCTCTCATATCTTCAAGGTCGTAGCGTATTTTTGGCATAACACCTTCGTGACATGTCACACTATTAATTTCGTTTCATGCCAGCCTTTGGTCACCCAGCATTGCGAGTCACCATTACACGGGCATGAATTAACTGGAACTCTCTCGCCGCACTTACCGCAACGTTTTCTGCTGATCGATTTTATACGCCCGCGCACCCGGGCATCATCCTGGCGGATCAGCAGCGCGATGTACTCGGCCATTTCATAGGGATCTCGACCAGGGCGCCGGGCGGCGCAGTTCCGCTCCAGCATTTCAATTTCCTGAGCATCAAGCACAATCTCCAGC